ACGAGTTCCCTATAGCCGAAGATCAGGTAAACCAACTGCGATCTGGCATCACCCACATCGTCAATAACTACCTACACATCGTCGAGCGCGTCCTATCCGGTGAAGTAGAGTGGACACCTTCCCAAGTCTCACTCTTCTCCAAGCTCTTATCCAAAGCTGTACCCGATGCGGCATCAACTAAGATACCAACCACCTCAAGTAAGTCCGTATCTGAAATGTCTATCTCAGAACTAGAAGACCTAGTGCGTCAATCACACCCAAAGGTAATACCGAATGCCTAAACCATTAAGCACCAACCTATCCCTAACTGATTTCGGCAAAGCAATGAGCCAAATTGATCTAAGCAACGTACCCGAACATCACCACAAGAGGGCTGTAAAGGATCACCTACTCAGAATCCAGCAGGACACCATCACCGACCAGAAGCTAGCCAATGAAATTGCGTTCGCTAGAATTTACGCCAACAAGCTGATTAGCCATGAGTGATAAAATGTCTTTTGATACCGATAAAATAATTTATGTAGTAGAAGCCCTGCGTTACGGAGACCGTGAAAAGCATTCCTATGTAGTCGGCGTGTACACAAGCGAGGTAGATGCTAAATACAATGGTGATATAGAAGTGGAGTGGCGCGGCGGGGAGTACCTGTGTGAAATAAAGAAGGTTTGGCTAGATAAGAAACCCCTAATGGAAAAGGTTTTAACCTACGAAGAATCTAAATAATGCAGTTACCAACATCAGAGCTAGCCCTAGAGCAACTACTCCTAGTAAAAAAGGCAGCCCAGAACTTCGGTAGCTACATAAGGGTACGTCACCCCGATTGGAAGATTCCTGAATTCCATGCAGAGCTAATTGATACGCTCGATAAGTTTGAGAAAAACGAATTAATCCACCCCCAAACAGGGAAGGTGGTCAACAACCTAATCATTACTGAGCCACCTCGCCACGGTAAGTCCACTTACTCAACCGTTGAGTTCCCGTCCTATTACATAGGCCGCGATCCAGCCCGTTACATAATGACTGCATCCTACAACGCTGAATTAGCTACCGACTTTGGCCGCGAAGTGAGAAACATTGTGGCCGATCCAATATTTAAACGAGTGTTCCCAGCCACCACCCTCGCTAAAGACTCTCAATCAGCAGCCACATGGCGCACAAACTCCGATGGCGCATACTTCGGCCTTGGTCTTGGTGGTTCAACCTCCGGTCGTCCAGCCAATATGCTAATAATCGACGACCCATACAAGAACAGACCCGACGCAGAATCACCAACCGTCCGTAAAAAGGTTTGGGAATACTACCTATCCGCACTACGCAGTAGACTCCAGCCCACGCACGACAACCAGCCAGCCAAATGCATCATCATTCACACCCGATGGCATCCAGATGATTTGATTGGGCGTATCCAACAGCTCGATGAATACAAAGAAGGGGATTGGCTGCACGTAAACTTCCCTGCAATCCTAGATGAGAACCTACCAACCGAACGCGCCCTATGGCCCGAACGCTTTTCACTAGAATCCCTCAAGAAAATACAGCGTGTAAACCCACGAGAGTTCCAAGCCCTGTACCAACAGAAGCCCACCCTCGAAGGTGGTAACATTATTCAGTCGGATTGGTGGCAGTTCTATCCACCAGAGATGCTACCCGAATCATTCTCAACCCTAATCATCGCAGCCGACACAGCATTCAAGAAGAACCAAGGCAATGACTTCACCGCCATCATCCCAATGGCACTATCACACGAAGGCGACATCTTCATCCTTGATCTAGTCAAAGGCAGATGGTCATATCCCGAAGCCAAGATGCGCCTAATCCAACAAAACAATCTCTACCGTGGCCGTGGACTGCGGGGTTTGTACATCGAAGACAAGGCATCCGGTCAATCCTTGATACAAGACCTAAAAACAACCTCCGGCATCTCAGTCATTCCGTACAAGAACCAAGACGATAAGGTAGCAAGAGCGCACTCAGTCTCACCCTTGATCCAAGGTGGCCGAGTCTTCCTGCCGCAGAACGCCCCGTGGCTACCAGCCTTCTTACTCCAAGTAGAGCAGTTTCCAGACGGCGCATTCGATGATGATTGGGACGCAGCCATGATTGGCATAGACGTACTATCAAAAAGCAATATGTCAATGGACGGTGGTATATCTACACAGCCGTCACTCCTAGAAGAATACAACCGCAACCATGATCTAATCATGGGCAGGTCATCTCTAAACCAAGAACTTAATAAAACTAATCGCGGCAAGACGCCAATCAAATGGAAGGGTTGGGGTGTTTAAGTTAATAAAATTAATCAAGTTAATCACTTGTGAAGGCTTAATAATATCACTTTGCCTCGGCCATATAATCTACCTAACATGGGCAACAAGCACATGAAGACACGCATCCATGTAAATCAACACAACATTAAATCAAACACCAAGAGTGGCAACCTGCCCGTACTCACGGTCAAGGACTACAAGCAGAATAGAAAGTGTAATGTTGCAAAATTAATTGACGCCAGTGGCTTTGTAATCGCCACGTTAATCTATAGTCCCGACAAGCCATTGTCGTGTGGCGCGAAAGTGTGGCTTGAGACAGAACTAAACGTGGATACCGGTTCCCCAAGAGAGGACGATAAAACTAATACATCTCCATAAAATAGCGGAAACAGCCACGAATGCCGCTATGCCTTCATCAATTGAAATCATCGACCTGTCCAGACACTTCTCTTCGCTAGAGAGATACCAAGATATTTCTGAGCGTCTTACCGACGAAGAACAAGCAAAGATAGTCTCTTATATGAAGCAGTGCCACACCATGTCGCACCGTTCAATCTCAAAGCGATACGCACATTGGGACGAGGCAGACGCAGCACATGACGTATACGTAGACCCAGACGCCACGGACTTCCGTGAGAAAGCCGTCATCCCCGACACTCGCGCCATAGCAGACACCGTAATCACATACCAGATGTCAGCCCTTGGTGGCCGGAACCCAATGTTCCAGCTTGAAGGTCAGAACCGTAATTCCAGAAAACCCTCCCTATTGCTTGAGCGAGTGCTGCACCAGCAGATGCGGCGTACAGCAGGAGAGGCCCGTATTGCCCAGCACCTACTAGATATAGTTCGGTACGGCATGGCCCCAACAAAAGTTATCTGGGATGCAGACGGAAACCAAAATAACATCGTCAACTTTGAACCCAGAAAAACCTTCCCTGACCCACGAGTATCATGGGGCGATTGGGATAACATGGGATTCATAATCTTCTCCGACCACATATCATTTGAAGCCATACATCGCTCAAGACTGTACCCAAAGATCAACAAGAGTCCTGAGAAATTCGCTGACAATATCGCTATCCGTCAGGGTTGGGAGGGTCACAGACTCCTAAAGAAACAAGGTAAGGGATACAACGTAAGATCAAATCAACAAGACGGAACCTCATACTTCCATCTTGGCGCTAACCGCGTCACTGATGAAGGCTGGCTAGCCCTAGCAGGATACCAAGTGGGTCTTCCAACTATCACAGCCATCTACTTGCAAGTCACCATACTAGACGAGAAGGAAATTATATCCTGCCGACTGAACCCATACGGGCGACAGTTCCCAAGCGTGATCGGTGGCATGTACCACGATAGCCATAAAACTTACAGTCAATCTCTCTACGACATCTTGCTGCCACTACACGATATTGCAACATGGCTCATGCGATCAAGGGTCGATAACGTCCAAGCATCTTTGAATAACCTAATCTTTGCTGATCCAACAATGGTGTCGATACCTGACCTAATCGACCGCAACGAATGGGGAATTGTCAGAACAATGCCCGGAGTAAAGCCCGGAGATGGAATTCATATCGCTAGCGTACAGGACGTAACGCGGGGTCATTGGAATGATATTGCAGCTCTGTCTGATATGAAGCAACGAGTATCCGCAGCCTCAGACGCACAACAAGGCGTTCCAACTGCTGACGTACGTAGCGCAACAGAAATCTCCCGCCTAACCCAGCTCGGCTCTCAACGGTTGGGTGTACTCTCTCGAATCATTTCAGCCACCTCAATCCGCCCAATGGTTAGAATGATGGTCGGCAACATCCAAGACTCGCTTGCGTACAACGGCTCCATCAATGCAACCAAGGGCGATGTGCCACCCCAAATCCAAGGCATGATCAACGATGGTTATATCGACTTCACCATTGATGATTTACAGGGTGATATCGATTACCTAGTTATCGACGGTACGCTACCCATCGAACCCACCCGTAACGCCCAGACATGGATTGACATGCTAATGACCCTAAACCAAACGGGCCTGATCATGGAATACAAAGCTGGAAAAATAGCTGAAGAAGCCATCCGAGCGATGGGTGTTTCAGACGTAGACCAATTCAAGATTTCTCCCGAAGAAGCCCAACAAGGCCCGACACCATCACAGCAAATGGCAATGGCAGAGCAGCAACGTGGCAACTCCGTACAGCCAGCCGAGAACGTAGCCAGACAAGTTGAGCGTGGAAATCTAATACCTAAATCACAGGCGAGACAATAATGAATAAGCAAGATGAATTAAAAGAAGCTCTTAACTTCTTGGTTGAGTCTGCCACTCGAACTAACGCAATGGCAAAAGAAGTTCTGTTGCTCACTAGAGACGTTGAAGAACTTAGGGCGCAGTTCGAGGCCGAGTTAAGCCGAGCCGAAGTTAATGTGGATAACTTAATTAAACGGAAGCTAGATAAATCAAACGTCACTCGCGCAGTAATAATCGCTTACATGAAAGATCACAACATGATCGAAGGTGAATAAGCATGGCAATCACAAGACCAACAAGTGATCAACTGCGGTTCAACTCTTCGGTTAATGGCGAGTCAGTATTAGATACTTATCTTGAAGCCTGTGAGAAAGGTGGTCGTAGCCTTCCAGACATACTAGATGACTTGTGGACGGCCAGTGGCGTACTTGATGTACCCGTAGCCTTCCGCGAAAACCCATCGGTCGCTGGCAGCCTACAGTACAGAGTCGGTACGTTCATTAACCAAAACTCAGGGTGGGCAACCTTCACAAGCTCCGATTTCACCACCTTCGTTACCGACTGCACAACAGCAAAAACAGCCGCCGAACTAGCAGAAACAAATGCTGAGACCGCAGAAACAAATGCCGAAACAGCCGAAACAAACTCAGCCGCCAGTGCAGCCGCAGCACTCAATAGCGAAGGACTCGCAGAAGCAGACAAAGTACAAACCGCTTTAGACCGAATCGCAACTGCTGCGGATGTGGTGCTAACTCATGCGGATGTTGTCTCCGCAGAATCGAATAAAACTCAAACTAA